TTGCAGGTAATCTACATGACTTACTTTGGCTTTGACGATTGGGTATCCATCATAGATACCCTCGCCTTTAAATTCTCTTAAAGCCATCTGTCACTTCTTGAACAAATGCCCTATCTCGTCTTGCAGGATCATAGTATCTAGGATCTTTCATCTTAGTCATTAGATCTTCAATAGATATTTTTGAAGGAGCAGATGCTTGTGGATTTACATTAGTTTGTTGCATTGATCTTTGTATTAGTTCTAATGCTTTAATGCCTTCTGCACTTGACCCAAGTTCTGCAACTGCATCTCTTAGTTCTTCAGGAAAAAACTTTTGCACAAATAATTGTGTAGCCTCTACCCTAGCATTTGCATTGTCACCTAGACTCTTCTTTACTGCTTCAAGATCAGGCTGATCTGAACCAGTATGCTCTGCCCATTTAGTTATTCCTTCATTGAACTCATCTTGTGATAAGCCATTCTCCCAAGAATAATCTGCCCACCATTTAAGAAGTGGATTAGTTGCAGCTTCACCCTCATCTAATACTTCAGGTATTTGATAGTCACCTGAACTTGCAGGTCTGTTAGAATAGGCTTCTGTCTCTAGTTCTTGCAAGACTTCTGCTTTTATATCCTCAGTCTTTTTACCTTTCCAAGACTCCATCTCAGAATATGACTTAGCCATATCTTCCCAAGTATTAAATTTCTCAGGTAGTCCTTCAGGTCTTGTTGGTTCTGCTACAGACTCAGTAACACTTGGAGGTGCAGTAGTTTCTGTTGGGGTATCTGTAGCAGATTCTGTTGGTGTAGCTTGTTCTTCACTCATTGTTTTAACCTCATTGCATGATTGATTCGTTTTACTATTAAAGCCACTAAATATCTTTGACCCTCTAGGTGTCTTAGTTCAGGATCAGATATGTTAGGACCACTCACTGCATCAATAGTTATTGATCGCAAATACTGTAACAACTCCTTGCCATTAGGAGTTTTAAATACTGAGTCAATAACTTTAGAAATTTGTTCGTCTTTTTCTTTAGGTCTTGGATATCCATCAACCCCCAAGTGTTGAGGCATTAGGTAACTCTCCTTGTTGTTGCATCTGTTGCATCTGCTGTGCCATCTGTACTAATTGCTGTCTTTCATCTGCATCTCTAATTAAGTTATCAGGTACACCAAACTTCTTGGCTAGATACAATGCAGTTTCTTCTGAAGATATTAATATATTCAAAATCTCAGGACCGAATGATCCTGCCACAGTTTGTAGAAATCTATTCAGTGACACAATATCCTGATTGGATTGTGCTTGTGCTAGGGGAGAAACACTACGAATCTTTACTTCTCTACCATTAACTGTCGGCATTTCTATCCGACCCTGCTTCTGTAATATATAGACAACTCTTTGTAATAATGGTTGCACCATCTCAGATTGCAGTCTGCCAAATGCTGATCCTATCTTACGAGATAGATCTGCCATACGTTCTGCAACTTCGGTAGCTGATGCAGGTGTTCTATTTGGATCACCTAACATATCATTATACAAAGCTCTCTTTATATTATTCCTCATGTCATTTAAAATTAAATTAGCCACATCAAAAGATCCTGCTGATCTTATTGGTTGCAATCCTTGTGAGTTTGGTGCTTTTGGAATCACAGTTCCGGGCAAAAGGTTTATGGTATCTACATTAATTACACCATCATCATCAATCTGATAGATGCCTGATATAGACATCTGTGCATTTTCTAAAATCATTTCTATAGTTAGGTTACAAGTTTTGATTGCACTAAGTGCATTTAATGCAGGTCCTCTTCCATATACTTCGCCACTTGCCTTGCTCCATCTAAATGCGATAAATGGATTTGATCCTACACCAGTGTAGATCTCTGTCATTATCATAGCTTTATCTGTGATATCTATAACATAGTATCCATACTTTTCTTCATTTGGATCATCATATAATCTACAAGATACCTCAAGTATCTTTGTTTTACTTTCAGGATTTCTTGTTATTCTTTCTGCAATCTGTGGAGTTAAGACTGCATTAGGATAAGCAACTGGTATATCTTCATTCTTAATCATACGTTCTCGATACACATGATCAACCTTGCCATCTGGTCCAGTATCTAAAACAACATGAGGTAATGGGATAGATTGAAATCTTATAGGATTAACTGCATCACCTTCCATAACACAAAGGACTGCAGTGCCAAGTGCCAAGTCTATAAAACATTCATGTATCTCTTGGGCAAAGTTTGATGTCTGCAATATCTCAAATACATAATCAGTGACACCATCAAGTGCATTATTGACATCATCTTTTTCTTCTTCAGGAACTTCCTGACCAGTAACAAAGTCTGCCCATCTAGCAAAGTTAGGTGTCAATCCTGACTGTAGTCTTGATGCAAATTCTTGGATACCTACAACTGCAGTCTCGTCAAAGATCTTGTCATCTCGTCTTTCACCTGCAGAATAATTTTTGAATCCCTGACGTTGTGGCAAACAATACTCAAAGATTTCATCATAAAGATCCTCAAACTCAAGTCGTACAGACTTAGCCTTCTCGTATCTTTGCAACATTAATTCTACAGTTTTTTCGTGCATTAGTTATCGTATTCGTTGTAGAAACCTATGCCACCACCTGAACCTCTAAGCAAAGATCTTCTACCACTACCTTTTCTTTTTCGAGTAATGTTTTCTTCAAGCACATCTTGACGAGCATCTACTCTCTTTTCAGTTTCAATTTCTTTTTGTGCTTCTCTTTCCATTTCCTCTTCTTTCTCCTCTTTAGTTGGAGGAGGAGGTGAAGATCTACCACCACCTAAACACATAGCATCTCCTTTACATTCTTGCCCATAGACCCTGCCTTTTTTGTTGCTTGGGTCTGCGATTAAAGACATCATAGTCTACTCTAGCATTAAAAGTTTCTATCTTTTTATTCATGCCTAGTACCTGCCTTCCTTCGCCTGACCCCAACATCAAATACTGCAAAGCATCATGGATATGTGAGTATCGGTCTTTGAGAGGTTTATCTTCATATCGTTCACCTGAAACCTGCATACGTCTATATTGATAACCACCCTCAAACCCTTTTACCAATTCTTTGCACCTAAAGTCAATCAAAATTCCTGATAACCCATCAACCATTCTATTAAGTACAGATGCCACAGACTCTATTCGTAATGCCACATCATTACTTTGTGTTGGTCTTGCACTTAGTCCTGCACCTCTTAAAACCTGAAAAGGAGTTGATTCATCTGTTTGAGATCTGAAGTCACCTGCAGGATCACCATAGATATGAACCTCACAGTTTGCGTATCGTGTTGCTATTTCTGCTCTTAGTAACTCGGCAAACCTAACAATACCCATATCAAATGCTACAATCTCTTGTAGTATATTCCATCTGCCTCTAACCTTTTGACCAAAGACTGCCGCAGGTGTAAGTCCAAAGTCCAATCCAATATATACTGGCACACCATCTGCTACTGGTATTTCTTCTTTTGCAACATGGGTATCTGCCACAAACATATTATAAACTGGTTTACCATCTTGAATACTACCCAGTCTGTTCATTACATATACATCTATCCAACTCTTTGTCTTACCTTGAACCAAGTTAGGATAGTATGTTTCTAAAATATTTTTTCTATTCTCTGCATCTTCGTTTGGTTTATATCCAGTGACACTATTGTCCTCATCTTTTATTTCAAGCATACCACTAGGTTGTGTAAAGAAACTCCAGTTGTCAGGCTTAACTAACATACGACTTTCTTCCAAAGTTATATGGTCTGGTACTGGTACTTCACCACTCATAATTGACCACCAGTGATCTTCTTCAGGACTGTTAGTATCACAGATAACACCACTCCAAGATGCACCACCATCTTTGACACTGGGATATCTGCCAACTCTCATAGTACAAGCATCAATAATTGACTTGGGTATTTCTCTAGCTTCGTTGACCCATACACCAGTAAGTTCTAACGAAAGTAATTTTTTAACATCTTCAGGTCTGTCAAGTGCAAGGAATATGACTTCCATCTCCAAGTCAGCTTGGGTAATAAAATGTGTA